TGCGCATGATGGTACACTCATTGCGAAACTCACCAAACTCCAGCAGGGCAATCTCAAGTACCCGCCGGAACTCTTCAGGCACATACTCAGCACCTTCAGTGTCAGTGGCCACATTCATGACGCGCTGCTCTTTGCTCTGGATGGGCTGGCCCAGATCAATCCTGAGATCTCTGCCACCATTCAGGCCATAGTGCTTCATGGCTTGAGCTTCACGCTCACTCACTTCCACATCACCAAAGCTGGAGTTGGAACGTGCCCAGCCATTCAAGGCATCCCTGTAGGAAGGCTTGGCAGTCTGCTGGCCAGTGGTGTCTTCGCGCCCCGGCATCTGGCCCATGGTCTGGGTGATGCGTTCCTCTGCTTCAGCTTCCTGAATCTGCACAGTCAGCTTGTCAAAGTCATTGCAGGCCTCAGTGAAGGCAGCTCGCTCTTCCTCAGTGAAGTCACGCTCTTCCTTGCGAATTTTCTCACGCAGGTCATGGACAGTGTTGTAGACCTGACTACGCTTCTCTTTCAGTGCTTTGCCTTTCATCCTTGCTCTCCTGTTGGAATGAAGAAAGCCAGTGACCACACACCATCAGGTGCTGGCTACTGGCTTTGCAGTTTACTTGAAAATTGCTGGCAGGACTTGGCCTGCTTCACCGATAGTATCGGATATGATCTGGACTATTTCAAGTCCAATCTGAGAAAAAAGTCAGACCTACATCTTGGCCTGCATCTCCATCAGCTTGTCATCCAGCTCTGTCTTCTCATAGTCCCTTGCTGGCTCTGGGCCCTTTTCTGGCTCTGTGCCAACAGGTCCACTTGGTCCCTTGGGGCAGCTGGGTCCAGTGGGGCCAGTCTCACCTTCTGGGCCAGACATGGCATCCCTCATCTCAGCACTGATGGCATCCCTCATCTCTGAGTCAGCAGATTCATAAGCAGGGAAGGTGACAGGGCCAACATCAAAGAGCATGGAGACATGCTCAATGGTCCTGATCACTCTGCCATCATCAGTCTCCTCATAGCTGGTCTTGTCAGGGATGAAGGAGAAGCTGGAGCCTGTCAGGTCACCTCGCTTGAGCAGCACCAGAGTGTCTCTGCCAAGCTGGGTGTCAGGTGGCTCAATCTCATAGTGCAGGCCTCTCTCATCCTTCACCAGCTTCATGGTCCCTGCCTTGGTCCTGCCCAGCAGCATGTTGCTGTCATGATTGAAGAGGCCCCTGACATCCTGCTGCAGGACATCATCAAAGGCTTCAGGGCTGATCCTCTCATAGACATTATCCCACAGGTGGTATTCTGTGCCCCTGTCATCAGCATCAAAGAAGACAGCACCATGGCCCATGATCACAGGTGGTGCATCTTCATTCTCATCACTTCTCAGCTGGGCAGTGTACTGCTCTCCAATCAATACCCTTCTCTCTGGCTTCATAGTCCTACCTCTTCCTTTGCTTGCTCATAGACTTGCTGCACATAGTGATCAGTGATGTCTGACTCATTGCCATCCACCACACAGGCCAGCAGCTTTGCTGGTGCTGAGACCTTTGCTCTGATGATGTCAGCATGCTTCCTTGTCAGCAGTATGAATTGCTCTGCACTGTGTCCATGCTTCTTCCTGTGCTTCTCATAATTGAAGACCAGCCTTTTGGTCATGGCTGCAGTGGTGTCACCCAGTAGGCCCCTTGCCAGATCCTCTGCTTCACTGTTGTCAGGAGAGCTGCCAAAGTTGTTGCTGGGCTGAAGGATCTCATCATATCCTTCCATCGCATTGAGATTCTCTGCAGCCCTGACTTCATTGACTGCATGCCAAGCAGCTCCTGCAAGTGCTGCCCTGTAGTAGGTGGCTCTGGCTGCAAGATTGGCCCTGACCAGTGCCTTCCTTTCATACTCAATCAGGTGTGACATGGATCTCTTCTGATCCTCAGTGAGCAGCTTGTCTTCCAGCTCTTCCTCAAAGATCACAAACCACACATCAATGGTGTCATCCAGAAAGCTCTGATTCTCTTGCTCCAAGCTGTTGTATGCTGACTTGCTATTGTCTCCAATCTTGTGGGCAGGGACACCGAACCAGTTGGCCACATCCCTGATGCTCCACTCAAGGGACTCAATCAGCTGGCTGTCTCTGGCACTCAAAGAGAGTGGAGTGGCCTTGGCGCCACCCATCAGGATGGCTGTCTTGTGTGCATTGTCCAGCCCTTGGTGCATGCTGTTCCACATCTTGCGAGTGGTCTTCACCTGATCAGCTTTCATCCACTGTGGATACTCCAAGATCACTCTGGGCTCTGCACTGTTCTGGTAGAATTTGTTTGAGTACTTCTGTGCAGAGAGGCCCATGCCAAAGCTGTTGGTGGCATACTGCAGGACTGAATAGCCCACAAGCCCATCATAGCCCATGCCCTTAAAGTGCAGGACATTCTCAGCCAGCAGCTTGTCAGGCAGCTTCTTCTCACCATCATAGTGGTACAGATAGTACAGCTTGCCATTCTTTCTGACAGGTGTGACTCTCTGGTGCTCAAGTGGGATCAGCTGGACAGGCTTGCCGGCAGCATCTCTGTCAATGTATGCATAGCCATTACCGGGGTCCAGCAGGCAGTGCAGCATCATCTGGCTGAAAAACTGCATGGCAGTCTGCTCAGAGTTTGGCTTCTTGGTGAGCAGCCTGTACAAGGGGTCAGCCTTCTCCTTGTCCTTGCCATTGGCCACAGCCTTGAGCAGATGGCAGGGCACCTTGCCCACAGTGGAAGAGACCAGCTGCACTGCTCTCCAGACAGGCGAATAGGTCAGGGCCTTGTCTCTGGAGATGACTGCATCTGACCCACTGCCAATTATGCTCTGGTTATCATTGGGCCAGCTCAGAAGAGACACAGATGGATCTTCTAGGCTTCTGGTCTGTGGGGTGTCAAGCAGTATCATAGCCAGTCCTCTCTGTTGGTTTCCGGTAACGTATTCGGATTGCAGCCCTTTGCAAGTCTATTTTAGGACTCCAGACAGAGTGCTTCAAGGTCTATGTCTGGGGCCTCTGTCTCAATGTCTCTGGCCATGGTCTCTCTGATTGCTCTCCTGATAAACTTGGCTTGGCTCTCTCCATGCTCCTTGGCATGCTGCCTGATCTCAATAGACAGCTCTGTGGGCACCAGTATATTCAGCTGCTCCTTGCCTTTCCTTTTCATAGCTTCACCACATCATAGACCATGCCAAGCCCTACCACCAGAAGGCAGCAGGCTGCTCCATCCAGATTCCACAGAGAAGCTGCCCCTGCTCCAACAGCAGCCAGACCACCATAATAGAAGCCAGCCCTGAGAAGTTTTGCTCTGGTGTTAGCGTTACACAGTAACGATTGCAGCAGGCCCTTCTTCTTCTGGTCCTGCACCTCTGAGTCTATATCAGTACTATCGCGCATTCTTGGTCCTCTTCTGTCTCTTGTGTTAGTGACATAGCATAGGCTATGATCAGGGCCTGCATGCCATCCACCTTCAGGGGGCTCCATGGCTTTGGCTTCACAGGCTTGATAGCTCCAGCTGGGCCAGCCTGTATGGTCACATTGCCTGCTTCCCAGTTTAGCACTGGGTCATTGTCATGGCAGAGCTGGTGAGACTTGACCAGCTTGCCGAACTCATTGGTGGGCATTGACAGGGACTGATAGCCCTGCCCCATCTCTACCATGGTGACACCATCCTCATCAGCCAGATCTGTGATCAGGCCTGTGGCATTCCACCTATCATATCCAACACACTGGATGTCATACTGGTCCTTGAGAGTGTTGACCATCTCCCTGACAAATCCCTGATCCAGCACCCTGCCTGCTGTCACTGTCAGCATGGCCTTCTGGCTCTTCCACAGGATGTACTCTGCCTTGGCATCATAGGTCTCTTGTGGAACAAAGTGCCACACCTTGCAGCTCTGGGTCTTGGGCCAGTACAGGGCCAGAGCAGTCAGGTCATCACTGCTGCCCAAGTCAAGGCCACCAAAGCATGGCCCATCATGCTCGGTATCATTCTCACCACATAGCTGCCAGTCCACTGGGTCCAGCCATCTGGTCACCCTGTTGGTCTGGATGTTGGCATGCAGTCTCTTCACCCACTCCTCATGGGTGGGGTCCACTTCACACTTGTTGATCTCTGTCTGCAGATAGGCCTCTTGGACACTGATGCCAAAATTGGGGTTCACCTTCTTCAGGAAGTCCATTGACTTCCAGCACTCTTTGTCCTTCTCATAGTCTGGCTGGCCATCATAGATCACTGGCAGATAGCTGATGTCTTTAGTCTCTCCAGACAGGACTCTCTTGGCATACATCAGCTCCAGATTGCAGGGGCTTTCGCCGGGGTGATCTGATGTGGTCATAGCCACCACCAGTGGCTGTCTTCTGGAGACTGTGCCAGCTTCCAGTGTGGTGATCAGCTCATTGTCCTTCTGGGTGTGTAGCTCATCAATCAGGAGCAGGTGCACATTGGGTCCATGCTTTGTCTCTGCCTTTGAAGAGAGCACCTTCCAGCTGCCACCATTGCGAGTGCACAGCATCCTTCTGGTGGACTTCCTCACCATGATCCTGTCTCTGAGCTTCTTGGATCTCTCCACCATCAGGTCTGCAGCACTGAATACTATCCTTGCCTGATCAGT